CATATCCCATAAAACGCTCATACTGCATTTCGGGTAAGTTAAGAAAACTTGGGAGTCTTTTTTTGATTGACCTGTAAAGTCTGATTCCATGGTTGCTACCTACAACATCTGTTACACCAAGGTACTGAAGTACATCTTGAGTAAGGTTTCTATCATCATCTAGGTTTCCAACCATCTCATCAATAGTTCCTGCATTAAATCCACCAAGCTGAGGAAGGTCAATCTCATCACCAATTTGAATTGTTTGGTGAGGCTTCCATTTAGCTAAAAACTTTCCTACTACCTTCACGCTCTTTTCATCAAAGAACGGTGACTGTAAATCGCTTATGAAAGCGACACGCTTAATTATTCTTCCTCGTCCTCTGTTGGGTCAATGCGAGGAATCAAAGCGTCGGGCTTGTCATTGCTAACCCAATCAGGAAGTGCATTGTTTTCCTGCATAAAAAACCAAGCTACTTCATTGCTGAATCCAGCCTTTTTTGCTGCCTTGTAAATCTCATGCTTTGTAATCATAAAAACATCAAGCTTAGACAATGGCTCAGGTGACCTGCGAACTACCCGCCTGTTAATCTTTTTGCGCTTGCGTGTATTTGCCATGGTTTTATTTTACTTCCTACTAATGACAATAAACAGTTCATCAATACGATTTGAAAGGTGTGTTGTTTCTTTTTGTAAGTCGGTCAACTGGTCTTTCATGCTTGAGCCGCCATTGGGACGAAGTTCATTTAACCAACCTTTTACCAGCCAGCGTAAGCCAGCCAGTAAACCTATAAGTGTTGTGGTAATTCCAGCAGCAAAGCCAGCCCACTCAAGGGCTGTCATTACTCTTTACTACCTATGCCAAATGTTGTGTCGTCAGGATTTAAAGCTCTTAATAGAGGTGCGACAAATGCGATTAGAAATGCTTTCCAAATGTCATTAAATGAACCTTCAGGATTGGTTACATATACTGTTGCCAAACAAACAAATGCGCTTCTTGCGTATGAGTTGATAATGGCTAGTGTCTTGTTATTCATTTTTACCCCCTAATAGTGGTATATCAAAGAAATCTGAATTGTTGTCTTGGTTCTTTCTAAAGCTGCAATGTATGTGGTGCGTGTGCGGTGAGAATCCGCGGTATTTTCTCCACTTGTAATTTAATATTGGAGAGGCAATCATGCCCATGTGGATTACATAAGATATGCGTCCGTAATCCTTAGCGTAGAGTCTAAGCTGATTTGCCAAATAGATTGAATCCCCTTTGTTGTCAGAAAGGCGAGCGTCAATGTCAATTGCTCGGACGACTCCAGTTTTAGTGTCGGGTATGTGGTCGCTTTTACCTGCTTGTTGATGACGCAAATCAGCAGTCCACCCATCACTCCCACGAAGGCGGCTCTGGTATGAATCATCTATTTGTTCCCGCAGTTGTACAGCTGCCTTTGACAACCAAGGCTTCATTAGGCTTTTGGTTTGCCTACTGAAAGACCTTCAGGGATTGGTTTGCTATATTCCCACTTAGCAATATAAGCACCAATACCATCTGAATCATCTTGCAAATAAATACCTGAAGATTTGAAATTATCTGTTGGTTTTATTTCAGGATAAGTTTCAACAATTTTTTCCCATAGTTCCATATTATGCTCCTAAGTATTGAATTTGGAAAACAGCACCTTCTGTAGAACCGCCATTAACATTTAAAGAAACTCCTGCGGTGTGTTCAGCAAATATTTCAACATAATCAGCAGCCGCTAGATATGCAATATTAGAAATGGCACCAGCAGTCCATTGACCCGAGGCTGTCGCTGCTTGCATAGACCAAGAGCCAATATATGCTGCGCCATTTTTCTTAACAAAACACCAGCGGCCACCAGTTGCATTGAAGGCATAACTCAAAGTACCGCTAATTAAATAATATCCAGTTTTGCCTGTTGGAATTGTAATTCTTGAAGTGTTGCTTGACGTACTATGATAACCATCTGTATCAAATACCTCTGTGTCAAAAGTAATTGCTGTTCCTGTATTGTTTGCAACGGATTGGTTTGCGCTTTTATATAATGAACAACCAGAAAAAGTAACGCCACCTGCGGGAGTTGCCCAAGATGGTATGCCACCAGCAACAGTTAATACTTGACCTGTGCTACCTATACCTAATCTTGCAGGTGTTGAACCGCTTGATGAATAAATTGTGTCGCCAGTAGTTGTCATTGGGTTTGTCATACCAGTGGATTGGCTTACATCAAAAAATATTGCTGCGCCAGTGGCTGTGAAATAAAGTTGCCCACCTTCATATTGCGCTAACGCTAAAGACCCATGAGTATTTACAGTTGCTGTACCAGCTGTAATAGTGCAGACTCCTGCGCCTCGATTTTGAATAAATACTGTATCGCCCGCTGCAAACAATCCTGTATTAACTGTTATAGTTGTAGACCCTGCCGCGTTCATAGCGACAGTTGTGCCAGCGTCCGCGGCTACTAAAACATAACTTGTAGTCTTAGCGGTGGTATCACCACCACCCATAGCAGTCTGTTGAAGGCTAGTCATTTGAGCAGCACTCAAAACCTGACCAACCGAAAATGTTTGTTTTGCCATTATTTCTCTCCTTTAGTAGCTAAGTATATCGTCATCTAGGACACCGTAGGTCGTATTGTCCAATAAAAATCCGTCCACAATTGGTTCAAGAGTCGTAAAACTGGTGAGCCAATTATTAGGAGTTATGTCGTGGGCAATACCTTGAACCTGCAAATTCTTGACTATGGTTGAGCCGTCAGGTTGAACATTTGTGATTAACACATTGTCAAAATAGTCAAAATCCAGAATAGTAGCAGTCGGCACACTTGAGTTCATTAAGTCAATTGTCATTTCATCTATGCGTATTGTGGTGGTACTACGAGTGGCGACATATATCGACGCTATGTTTAAAGCTTCAGCGTCGGTAGCAACAACCAAATCTGAAACGGAAATTGAGTGGGGAAAGTAGGTTGCAATACTTGTTGCGTCTTGAACGGTTTGAGTCGCACCGCCCGATTTAGCAATTGAGGCAGAATTTATGATGAGTTTATCGTCAAAAGCAAATTTAAGATTTGAGTAAGGAATACCTGTGGTTTGATTAAAGGCAACAGGTGTTAATCCAGCACTAGCTATAACATTGGCTCTATTCTTAAAAACAACATCACCAGCAGGAGATACATAAAAAGCCCCTTGTTCTGAAAACTCACAATTTTGAATTGCACTTAAAGAAGTCCTCAAGGTCGCTGGGTCAGCTATTGTTAAAGTGTTGCCAGTATCAATTTGACGCATTGACGCAGGAAAATTAACCGTATCTAATATTTTATCGACACGAGTGCCAGTATCTTGTCCAGCCGCTTGCCCTGTAATGGTTATGACATTTGCCAAGTTAAATAATCGGAAAGCGTCATTTGCTGTAATATCTACATAAGAAATATTTTCGGCTTGGTCATAACGATATGTATAAGTAGTCGTATATCCGCTAAAAAGGTAATAACTCGTACCACCAACCGTTGCAGAAATTCTAAGTTTTCTTAAAGGTTGTAATTGTCCATAATAAGGTGAGCTGGTATTTTGAGGGTTAAAATTTCCTGAAGGGTCTAGGATAGTGACGGTGCAAGAACCTGCTTCATAAATATCGCGAGCCACATTTCGTCCGCGTCTAATGCTTATGCGTCTAGTTGAGGAAGTTAAATCCACAACTAAATCTGAGCTTGAAGAATCAGATAATATGTTTGTATCTAATATTCCATTAGCAGGGTCGTCCAAGGTAAAAGCAATTCCAAAGGTTGCACCTGAACTAAAGTTTAACGAAACATCAAGGGTTGCTGGAAGTGCCATTACTGGAACGCACCAAGCAATCTACCTACCGCACTTGGTGAACCTGATAGATTTGAGTTCAATAAACCATTTCTAATTTGCTCAACTAAATCAGCGTCAGAAACAACATTGCCAGCATTATTGATTGTAATGTTAAAGGTAGGGACTTTAACCCCTACATCACCCATGACACCACTAATTGATTGATATTCTGCCATTGCAATAGGGGCATTAGCTAGTAATGAAGGTGCGCTTGCTGGAGTAACTTGCGCTCTTACATTGCCTTTAAGTTCAGGTGGTTTGTTTTGAAGCAAGTTATACATTGCAATCATTTTGGCTAATAACATATCAATTTCAGCACTCCAACCCTCAAAAGGATTTAAAGCTCTTGGTAATCTGGAAATAGCCAAGGCAAGATTAGTTGTCTGCAATTGACTGATTGCTAATTGATTTGAAAGTCTGTCAGCTTCAGAGGCGTTTTCTTGAAGTAATGCCATCTGTAATTGAAGGCGTAGTTTTTCGTCCTCTGTAATGTTTCTTTGAAGGGCTGCAACAATTTGAATTCTATCAATGTCAAACATTGTTGCTGCTTTTTTAAGTGCTGCTTCCTCAGCTTGTTTTTTCTTAGCTGCTAAGGCTGCGGCGTCTGTAAGTTTCTTTTGCTTGGCTAAAAATGCAAGGTACTCTTTGTTTTTCTTGGCTTGGTCATCTGCTGCCTTTGAAGCCATTTCCCAAGTCTTAGTGTTTGCCTTCCAAATTTCATTTTGAATTTTTAACTCAGTACCTTTAACATCAAGTATGTATGACCAACCATCAACAACACGCTTGAGCAAATCACTTATTAAAGGAATATTGTTGGTAAGGGTATTTATCAAACTTCCTGTTTTAATCAGGATTGCGTCAACAATATAACCAAACTTTTCCATAGCGTCGGTCATACCACCAACACCTCTGTTGCCTGTTGCTTCTTGGAAAGCCATAACCAAACCTTGACCAACTATTTGTTTGGTGTCGTTCCATTGATTGTTTAAAACTTCAATTTTGCCAGCGTAAGTGTCAAGATATGCAGCTGAAGCCCCGCTAAATTGTTTGTTTAATTCCTCAGTAATTCCAGCCATGTTGCCTGTTGCTAGGTAGGCTTTATTTAGTCCAAGATTTAACCCTGCAAGTCCTCTAGTGTTACCCGCATACCCCTTAGATAATGCGTCAACAACTTGGTTCAATCCGTTGCCACTACCTCTTGAAACTTCAATGGCTAGGTTTAAACTATCCATTGCTTGTTTAGCATTTCCAGTAGCTCTAAACAACTGAGTAAATGATGGAATCAATGAGTCGTCTGCAATGCCACTCAACTTACTAAGGTTTTTTAATCCCGCCTCGGTATCGGGAAATGCCATTAAATTACCAGTATTTTTTAAAGTGTTTTGTAAAGCGGCAGCAGCTCTTTCTGAGTCTGTAAATTCCTTGACTGAGGCTCTACCAAACGCCACAATTTTATTAACAGATAAAGCAACACCTAATGCAAGTCCAAGATTTCTTGCAGTCTTGGTTAACTTTGTTAATGAGGATTCGGCAAGTTTCGCGCCTTTATCTTTGTACTCCGAAACAATATCTATGCCAATTGTCATGCGGCTAATCCATATCTGTCATTTTTAGTTGTGGTTTCAAATAAATGTTCAGCTTTTTTAATTGCTGCAAATACAGCGTCTTGGACTTTTCCTTGGTCGTCAACATAAGACTTGAATAGCAATCTACCTTTGTCCATGCGACTGTTTCCAACTTGTTTAAAGCCACCGTAAGTGCCTTGGATTCTCTGATTGAAATGCGCCCCAGCGTTAGGGTTATTGCTTTGAGATTGTGGGTCACCGCCCCAGTTTTTGCGTCCAGCAGTTTCAATGATTGCACCAACAGCTGATTTGTTTAGCAATCGGTATAGACCAACAAATCCTGCTTTGTTTCTTTTGCCTTGAGCCACGCTGTAAGTCAAACCCTTTTTAATAATCAAAGGATTATATTTTGGAAACGCTCTTAAATTTGGTGCCATCATTGTTTTGGCTTTAGTGCGAGAAACAACAGGCTTGCCTAAATCTTGCCAGTTTTCCAAGCCTCTAACTGAGGGTTGTACTTTTGTTTTGGCGTCATCTGTAATTGTTTTTAAAGCAACGCGAATTTCTTTATTCATTTGCTCGTACAAGTCAGGCGCAAACTTTTTTAAAGCTTTGCGGGTTTCAATTAAACCTTTTACTTGTACGGGCATTTTTAACCTGTTTCGCTTCGTCATTAAGGACAGATAGCGTTGCTCTTAACAACGCCATGTCCATGTTAATAAACTCTGAGTGAGGAATTCCAGTCCTTATTGCTAAAGACGCCACTAAATAGTGGAAGGAATCCCTCGTTACCCATTTGGGGAGTCAGCGTCCAGAATCTCGACTTTAGA